TTTAAGTCCTGTGCGTCTGCCAATTTCGCCATCCGCGCTTTGAAGGATACCCTAGAGGAAGGGAAACCAAAGTTTTATTGGTTTTTGGAGTTATCCTATCCTAAAAACCTTTGCTTTAAACAAAGATTCGAGTCGAAATTTCAACTCTAAACAAACGTGAGGAGTCCAACCCCATAAAGTCAGCAAATTGACCGTTTGCAACTAGGTGCAGAACTAATAACCCAAGAGAGCATTCATCCTTCGTCATCTGGACCCGTCGTACCCTTGAACAGTCGAACCAATGCGCTAAAGGTTTAAAGCTTAAACTCAACTATTCGATACACACCTTTTGTTTTATGTAAATGGAAAGTCGAACCAGACCGTTCGGAGATTCTTAACTTGACCATCTAAGTTAAGACATAAACCTTAACTATACGACTTTATGCTAAAGCTTATGTTATGCCTAGCACATGACACTGTGTTCACAGAAAACACACCTACGTAAGCTAGGAAATAAAAGTGCAGTTAAATACTGCAATAAGTATCTGACGGAATCAAACCGCCAAGTGGAATCCACTGCAATCAAGCGATACCTAACCTACTTCATTAGAAGTAGGTACTATTATGTTAGATAAATTACATTTACCTAAATTATTTTACAGCTTCTTTAAGAGCTTTACCTGCTTTGAATGCTGGAACTTTTGTAGCTGCGATTGTGATTTCTTGACCAGTTTGTGGGTTGCGACCTTTACGTTCTGCACGTTCGCGAACTTCAAAGTTACCAAAGCCAATAAGTTGAACTTTTTCACCTTCAGCAAGGAAATTTGAAACTGCTGCGAATACAGCTTCAACTGCACGTCCAGCATCTTTCTTAGTAAACTCAGTAGCTTCTGCTACTTTTGCAATCAAATCTTGTTTGTTAGCCATGTGTAGGCTCCTTTCTTTATTCGTTAGCCTTTTGGCTAACTTACAATAAACATTATATCACACAAACCCAGTTCTGTCAACAGTTTTAATCAAATTTCTTTAAAAAAGTCTTGATTTATAAGGGTTTATGCTGGAAACGCTGATATATCAGCGTTTCTGAGACCTCAAAAATTTGAAGATTTCCCTCAATTTGACTGTCTCAGTGTCTTTTCTAAAACATTTTTAACAAATTCTGGTGCTTGAAGAGTCACTACCGTCCGAATGGTGGAAGAAGGGAAGATACCGCTCTTACGAGAGTCCTCTGAGTTTTCTCTATTATCTCCTAATAGGAAATACTCCCCTTCTCCTACAGTTGTAGTCAAACCTTTGTGCGCCCCTAACCAAGTAGTTGTGTCTTCCACCATATTCTTAGTCTCAGTCGAGTTATCTTCTAAGGAACCGTTAACATAAATACCATTGTCTAAGACCTTTATTTGGTCTCCCTCTACTGCTACAACTCTCTTCACAATGCGAACTCGATCCAAAACATCATAAGCAGTTACAATATCTCCTCTCTTGGGATGTTTGAACTCTTTAATGGTACTAAACCAAACTTGACCATCTTTCATAGCTGGGTCCATTGACGAACCTGAAATCTTAATTGGACTAAAAGTTAACTTTAAGACCATTAAAATAGCAAAGACGAAAATAAAAGATACCGTAAAACCTCTCAAAAATTTTAAAATACTGCTATCTTCTTTTTTCTTTGGTTTCTGACTGCGAGTATAAGTAGGTTCTTTTAAGCGTTTAGACTCTAATTCAAAGTCCTCAACCGTTAACTCCCCTAAAACGCTTGTTTTATCTTTTGACATAAAGCAAATCAATCCCCTTCAATCTCAGATTGTGTTTCAGTTTCAATTACCTCAGAAACCACCTCAGAAGGCTCAGATTTGTCTTCTGTGCCACCTGTAGAAGTTGAGCTGAGAGAAACACCACTTGTAGGTAACAAGCGCTTAAAATAGTTCTTTGGGCGTTCTAAGTCATTTGTAATCGGTTTAAACATAAAAATCAAATAGTTGCGAATTTGTAAGTATAAAACTACATGGTAAAAAACAGATACCGAAAGACCTACGCTAATAACTCCAAGCAATACAAATAAAGACCATTGAGCTAACCCAACCGTAAACCAATAGTTGACAGTTGAAAATAAAACAATAACAAGTAACATCAACTGAGCATATACACGCTCCCTTATAGAACCATAATAACTTAACATTTTATCAGTGCTATAACTCTCAGTTTTCTTTACCAAATGTTTTAAAACTAAATGTAACACAAAATCTCGAATCATGCAAATAATACCCTTTCTAAATTTAAAGAGGACTGCGCTTAACAGTCCTCAAACGCACAAACTAAAGTTTAATTTCCTTTAGATGCTTTCTTTCTTCTACGAGGTTTTCTCTTCTTACCTTTTGGTTTGTCCTCATCTAAAACCTTAGTTTCTTCTGCAAGAATAGAAGTTCTTTCTTCATCTTCTAAGATAGAAGTTTGTTCAGCAGTTTCCTCATCAAGAATTGAAGTCTGTTCAGCCGTTTCTTCTTCCAATACAGAAGTCTCAGCAACTACACCCGTTTCATCTAAAGGCAGAGTTGATGTAGAACTATCATCAGATGCAGTACCTTCAATGTTTGGAGCAACAACTACTGGTTCTTCTTTAATAGAGTTCAAAAGTTCAGAAGCTACAGAACCACTATCTTCCAACTCAGTTGTTTCAGTTACTCCTGTATCGGAAGTTGAACTTGCTGAGTTTGAACCATTACTTGATGAAGCTAAACCTTCAGCTTCAGTACCAATATGTGCACCTCTGCGGAGTTCTTCAAGTTCTTGTTCCTTACGTTTACGTTTACGAACCGCAGCGAACCACCAAACAAGTAAACCACTGAAGAAACCGATACCTAATGTGCCCGCAGCTAATTTAAAGTTATCAGAACCAAAGAATGCTTGCACCGCAGTTGCAGTAACTACTACACCCTCAATTTTCTGAGTAGTTGTATTCCCTGCTAAATCGACTACCTCAACTTCAATAGAGTATGGAGTATCTGAGTTCTCTAAGTCAAGGACTTTTTCACCTTTCAATAACTCCTCTTTAGTAAATTCGTAAACTTTACCATTTACCATTACTTGAACACGTGCAAGACCAATATTATCTTTTACCAAGACTTTAAATTGATGTTTTGCTGCATTATATTTACCATTGTTAGTAATACCTTCAATTTTCAACTCCGGTACAATACTATCCAATACAAATTGGAATTGTACGGAAGCATTTGAAGAAGATGCATGACCGTCAACGTCTACGGTTGCAACCGAGATAGACCATACCCCGTTTTCTTTGAAGCCATCTTTGTTAAAGGTATAAGTATAAGTGTAAGAACCATCTTCCTCTTTCTTCTCATCTACTTTAACCAAACTTGCATCTACGGTTACTACCTTACCATCTAAGGTAAAGGTGAACTTAGTTTTACTTGTATCTAATCGTGTAGTTGAGTGTTCTGAAAGTTTCAAGTCCTCACTTAAACGCTGGTAGTAAGCACCATTCACATCTTTATTCAACCAATCATAAGTTGAACCATTTTTGTTTACTGCATAAGTAATAGTCTTCTCAGAAACTTGACCTTTATCATCAGTTACTTGTACTTTAACTGTATAAACCCCATCTTTTTCTGGTAGATTATCTGCTACGAAAGAACCATTAACAACTCTACCTGTTAATTCAGTTGTACCATCTTGTGAAGATACAGTAGCTTTAACATTTTGGACAGAACCACCAGATACCCCAATAGTGATTTTATCTGGACCATCAACATAGTTTGTTTGGTTAGACACCCCACCAATGTTAATGTTATCATTCGGTCTTGGAGTATTTGTATTACCATTTGTATTGTCATGATCTTGACTTGGAGCCGGAACTGGAGCAACATCTCGTCCAAAAATGTCACTTGGGTTAAGTGGACTTGGAGTTGGTGTTGTTGGAGCATCTGGTAATACTGGTGCGCTTGGGGTTACTGGTGGAGTAGGTACAATAGGCGCAATAGGTTCACTTGGATTAAGTGGTAAAGTAGGAGTTGTAACCGAACCCCCATTATCTGGAACTGGTGTCGGAATAGGAGTTGGAGTAGGTTCCGGAGTCGGAGTTGGGAGTGGATTTGGAGTAGGTGTTGGAGTAGGTGTTGGAGTAGGTTCTGGGGTTGGAGTTGGGCGAGAAGGCTCATTTGGTAAAGTATCAGGCATAAAATCAAAATCTTTACCGTTCAATCTAAAAACTCCAGATTTAAAAGTTTTACCAAAACTTGAAGTGTTAGAGGAGTCTAACAAGAACTCGTAAACACCATAAGGTAGACTAGAACTGTCAAATTTATAAGACCCACTATCTAAAGTTGCAGTTAAACTATACTTATTATCTAGTGAATGTAACGTAAGAGTTTTAGGTAAAATGTCACCCTCAATTAACTCTTTTGGAGTCAAAGTTAAAGTAGTTTTTGAACTCTCTGTGACATAATCATACTTCGTATTATTAACCACAGACCCTAATAATTCTTTATGCTCAACACCTTCTTTATCAGTATAAATGAGTTCCAAAGTAGAATTTACTGGAAGAATATCTCCGTCAATACCATGAGACTCATGAGTTGTACCATTTACTAAAGTTTGAACGAGTTTCACAGAATCTTGAGGGATACCCTCTGGTACGTGTACTTTAACTTTTGGTTTTTCATTTGTGCTTACAGTATAAGTGTTGTCTTGTTTCTTTACAAGTTCCTCATTATCAAAAGTTAGAGTGGATTTTTCTTCTTTTGGTTTCTCATCTTCTGTTGGAGGTGTTGTTGGAGTTTCCTCCTTTGGTTTATCCCCATCTTTAGGTTGTTCACCTTCCGTTGGGGGCGTTGTAGGTTGCTCCTCTTTTGATTTCTCTCCTTCAGTTGGAGGAGTTACCGATTCACTAGGGTTACTTGGTTTTTCTCCCTCACTTGGTGGAGTTGTTGGCTCACTTGGTGTTGGAGTAGTTGGAGTTTCCTCTTTTGGTTTTTCACCTTCAGTTGGGTTACTTGGATTCTCTTCTTTTGGTTTTTCTCCCTCACTTGGTGGAGTTGTTGGTTCACTTGGAGTCTCACTAGGTTGACCCTCAGAAGGGTTGGATACCGGTGTATCTGTTTTTGGAGTTTCTTCTGTCTTATTAGGTGTGTTCTCAGAAGCTCCAAAATCGCCTGTAGGCGCACTTGGAGTTGAACCCTCATTATTACCCTCTACTGGTTGTTCAGAAGAAACTGGGGCGTTCTGAGGAAGCTCAGAATTGCTTGGTGCAGAAGTCTCACTATTAGACTCAGAATTTTTTGGAGACTCATCTTTAGACTCTGCAGGAGTGTCTTTGGGTGTGTCTGTTTTTGGAGTTTCTTCGTCTTTTGGAGTTTCCGAAAAAGTCGGAGTTGAGTCCGAGTTCGGAGTGGATATCGGTTGGGTAGTTTCCCCATTGTTATTTGTAGGTATGTTATTTGTTGGAGCAGTAGGTTCAACCGTAACCGTAGGCGAAACTCGGTCAAACCCTTGTTCCTCTGCGCCTACAGAACCAACTGTAGCTACGGTAGCTACCGCTGCCACTGCAACTACCCCTCTCTTTGCACTCAAACGTAAGGCTTTCTTACGTTTCATTTCTTTTGACATTCGTTATCCTCAGTCTTTCTGCTAGTTTTACACGAAAAAGGGAGGCAAACTCCCTTTACCTAAACTTTATTATAGCACAATTTACTCATTATGCAAGTCTTTTATGCCGTGAACTACCCCTACCTACGCTAATGCTTAGAAGTAGGAGCTTCTTGGTTAATATGCTGACTTATTAATTAGCTGACCAACCAACAGAGGTTACATAAGTTTACCAAGCTATCCCCGTAGTTCCTACGGTTATATTGTTTTTACGCTAAACGCAAACCTTCATTAAGAATATTAATACTTGCGTTAATATCTCTATCATGATGATTACCACAATTTTCACAAGTCCAATCTCTAACAGAAAGAGGTTTCTTTCCTGAGTTAAAACCACAATCTGAACAAAGCTGAGAAGAAGGATACCAACGGCTAATTTTAGACACTTGTTTTTCGTACCAATCAGCTTTATATTCCAACATTCTTACAAATTCAGACCAAGAAACATCACCAATCGCTTTTGCTAATTTATGGTTTTTCATGAGATTTTTACTCGTTGCTTTTGATAATTCTTACTCTCAGAAAGCTTACGTCCTGCTTTCTTAGCCGCTAAAGCTCTACGAGATAAAATCTTTTGTTCTTTAGCCAATTTATCTGACAACTGCTTGAGAAATCGCTCATTACCGATTTTCTCTCCCGTTGACAGAATAGCAAAGTCAGAAATCCCAAGGTCGATACCGACTGAAGAACCGGTTTTAGGAAGTGGAGTAATCTCGGTTTCACACAAAATAGAAACATAATATTTCCCAGTTGGATTCATTGAAATAGTTGCACTCTTAATAACACCTTCAATTTGACGATGTGCTTTGACACGCACCCAACCGACTTTAGGTAAGTTTATGTAACCTTTTTCTACAGCAAGTCTACCTTTCTGATTATTGGTTTTATAAGATTGGTTATGACTCTTTTTCTTGAAATTAGGGAAACCAAACCCAGATTGAAAGAAGTTTTTGTAGGCTTTCTGAAGATTAAGTTGTACATTAGCTAAGGCTAAACTGTCCACCTCTTTCAACCAAGGAAACTCTTTCTTGTATTGAGCTGGTGTATTATATAATATTTCTCCAGTTTCTTCATAGTGCTTTATCTTATCCGCTAACATCATATTCCAAATAGCTCTGGAACAACCAAAGGTTTTAGCAAAAAACTGCTCTTGCTCCTCATTAGGATACAGCCTAAATTTATACGCTTTTTGTTTAATAGTCATTTTTCTTTCCCTTGATTTTCGATATATTGACGAATAACTTCAATAGGTGCACCACCACTCGATAACAAACAAAAGGAACGAGACCAAAACATCTCTTTCCATAGTTTTTGACGAATAGTGGGAAATTCTTTCTTCAATAACCTACTCGATGCAGACTTATAAGCGTTAATGAACTTACTTAGTTCTGTCTTAGGTTGACCTTTAAATAGAACGTGAACATGGTCTTTATCATAGTTCCACTCAACCAATTCTATCTTATAAGTAGGTGCAATATACTCAAATATCTCTTTGGCTCTATTGGAAATTTCATCAGTAAACACTTGTCTTCTATATTTCACAACCAAAATCAAATGATAATGTAACGAGAAGACTGAATGTGCATTTGTATCTAGTTCCATTGATTTTACTAACTTTCTAATAGTTTAACTGATTATAGTTTACCACAGTAACTAGAAACTGTCAAGACTTTATTTAGTTTTATGTCAATAAAATCAAAAACTTATTGGAGCAACACCTTTATATCCCACCGCATAAGAGGTGGAGGACTTACAAGTGAGAGATTAAAGTTCAATATTGTCATAAATTGTCGCCACTTGGAAGATACCGTTGGCAGTTGGTACAGTAGACAAAGACTTCTTAATCTGCGATTTTACTCGTCTTTGCTCTCTTTTCTCAGCTAATGTCTCTTTTTCATCAGAATCGAGTACACCAGTTTGCTCTTCTTCGTATTCTTCCTCACGGTAATTCAAGGAAATAGACTCATCTACTTCTAAATTTGAAGTAGTTGCTGAGTTGTTCTCCATTAAAACACCTAATAACTCATCTACTTTCTCTGGGTTCTTAAACAAGTCTTGTGTTAAAGAACCTGTAGTGTGAGCCGAACCGAAAGAGCGACCACTTGTGGATACCCCCTCCATAGCTGAGTATTTCTCAACTAACTCAGCAGTCTGCTCTGCACCAATTAAACCTCTACGAGCTTCAATACGAGATAAAACCTTTTTCTTTTCTCTACCTGTGTAAATATCAAGAGTTGGTTTAATCCCATATTTAGCTGAAATAATAAGTAAACCTACTAAAGAAACCGCAATGAGTAGGATTCCTAAAATTGTAAAAATGTTCATCTATCCTACCCTCCAATTAGCGTTTTCCATAAGTTGTATTCAATTTATTCCGAACAGTATCAACTCGGTTTTGTAACTCAGCTTTTGCTTTGTTCTGCGCATCGGTTTTACCCGTGTATGTGGATACCGAAGCAACTGCTTTATCAAATACAGAGGTCAAATCCTCTAAAGTCAACCCATCCGACTTCAAACCACCTGAATAAGAGTCAATGACATCAAAAACGCTTTGTAAGTAAGTCAACTGTAGTTGAGGGTCAGAACCCATCTCAGACTCTAATTCACTTAAGGCAGACCAGTATTTCTTGTACATACCGCTATCCGAATTATCCGTAATAGAACTTAAAATACCCTTCTTGAATGTACCTAATTCTAAGTAAATCGAAAGCAAATGTTGGTTCTTATCAGATACTCCAAACTCTTTTGCTTGTTCAAACCAAGGAACTGACTTAGTTTGTCCATTTTGAGGGTAATAGAACCAATACAACTGACCTACCTGATAAAGCAAGTCTCCTGCTCCTTCTTTCCCTTTCAGACTTGGAATATTCGACTGCAAAGCACCTAACAACTGAAACTCATCTTCACTTGTGAAGTGTCCGCTAGAACGGTAAATCTTCACTAATTCACTGTAAGGTTCAACTTCATTAGGTAAAATCTTACTTGCTTTCAACAAAGAATCAATATCTTGCGAAGTCTTACCTGTCGCTAAAGCTTGGTTATAAGAGTCTGTTGTAGACATTTGAGAATACAAGACACCAGTTCCTAATAAGGCTAACCCCAATACTAAAGTTCCAAACAAGGTGTAAATGGTTGTGGCTCTCTTCTTAATTTTCTTAATATAACCTTCAGACATCTTATTAATGTTTTTCAAGTCATAAATCATTTCCTCAACGGACTGATACCGATCTTGAGGTTTAAAGGCTGTCGCCTTTTCAATAATTTTCTCTAAACCGACCGAACGTGAAGCGTCATATTGTCGAATTGGTAAAATCGGCAACCTACGACCATCTTGTAAGACTTCCACAGAAGGACTATTTCGAGTTGCTAAGAAGTACAAAGTGCGACCCAAAGCGTAAATATCAGAACGCTCATCAAACCAAGCTTCTTTTGTGCGCATCTCTGGGGCTGCATAACCTTTTGTACCTAATTTTGGTTCTTTACTATAATCAAAATCAGGACCTATCTCACGTGAGATACCGAAGTCCATAAGGAACAAATGATTTTCATTCGACAACATAACGTTGTGAGGTTTCAAGTCTCGGTAAATCACTTTAGGACTGCGATTATGTAAATATTTTAAAGTATCACACAGAGCTAAACCCCAACGAACAATAGATTTTTCATCTATGTAAGAGGTTTTAGCAATCAAGTCTCTTAATGAATACCCTTCAATGTAGTCCATTACAATCAATAAAGAATGGTCATCTTTTGTCATTTTAATAATACGAGGGATAGACGGATGAGACAAAGATTTCAACAAATTGACCTCTGCAATTACCGCTCTAGCTTGTCTCTCACCCTCTTTTGTACCTCTAACTGGGACTTCCTTTAAAGCCAAAAGGCGGTTCAATTCAATATCTCGAACTAAATATACAGTTGCAGAACCACCTTGTCCAATCTGCTTTATAACTTCCCAAGAACCTTCAACTATATCACCTACTTTTAAGTATGTTCTAATAGCCAAATATACTACCTACTTTCTACTAACCACGGATTACATAACCAATAGAATCCGAAATAAACTGCCAAATGCTACCTGCGGTCTCGTACATGATACCGGAAACACCTAATACTCCAACTAAACTAAATACTGCAGCCCAAATTAAGGTATCTCCTAACCCCAAACGCTTCGTCTTCAACTTCGCATTTTCTTTCTTATCTGCGAACCACAAACCACCTGAACCATTACGATTTTGTTCAATCGCTCTAAAGTTAAAGGTCACAACCCTCATCGCTGGGCTATCAATATAAACAAACCAAGAGTCTACCACATAAGCCAACAAAAGAATGGAAGGATATACAAGAGCTAACATGGACAAGACCATAACTACTAAACGTGCGCCTTTAATTGTTCTCTTTTGTAGAGAAATTTCACGCTCTTCTTTCCATTTAGCAATACTTGTAGCTTCATCACCTTTTAGTTTTTCAATCTTATCTAAACGCTCTTTAAATCCACGCTCTTCTTTACCATAATCGCGATCTTTTGGCATATTTGGAATGTCATCCTCTGACCACTGCTTTAAAGTGTTGGATACTGTAGTGGCTTTGGTTTTAGAATCTGAATCTACAACCCCATAATCATCTTTTATTTTGTTGTAAATACCTTCTGCCATTTTTGCACGTTTATCTAAAGTATCAGCAGCAGGTCTTTCAAAAGCAGCAACAAAGTCATGTGTAGCACCTTTAACATTGGTAGTCTTCTTGAACTCCTCATAACTTTTAGAAGTTTGGTTTAATTCTGTACGACCCCAAACTCCATGAATATAACTAGACCAAAAGGCAGAACCAAAGTCTGAATTTCCTTGCATCTCCTTGTCCATATACTCAATAGAAGCTGCACCTGCCGTAGCTGGATCCTTTATATCATACCCCTTTTCTTTCACCCAATTTTCATATTGAGTTCTTCGAGGACTACCCGCAGTATCCGTCCATTGAAAGAGACCTAAACCTCGACTTGCTACGTTACCTTGTTCTTCCAAAGTCGCATCGAAAGCAGACTCTTCATTGGCGTTCCCCATCATTCCAGCAAAAGCTTCAGCAGAAATACCCAACTCTTTTGCTTTCTTAGCTGCTCCTCGAATAGTCTTCCAACCATCTTCTGTAATATCTTCAACGTTATTATAACCTGCAAATACTGAAGATACAGGTTGAGCCAATGTAATCAAAGTTAAAGATAATACACCAAAGGATAAAACCCGTTTCCTTAAACTTGAACCCATAGAACACCTACCTCCGTTTTAATTGGAGTGTAAACTGCTAAATCCTCCAAATTACTACCTTTAATATCGTCTTTATTTGAAGAACCAACCTGCCCTCCAAACTCTGAGAGGACTTTGTAAGAACCTGTTGAACTATCTTCTACTACAACATAGCGAGTACCTACATCATATAAAGTGAATGTTCCAACTACCTTCTCAGTAGTGTTCAAAGATAGTAGTTTTTCATCTACTTTGCTTTCTTTATTCAAAGCAAACTCTACACTTGGTGTATCTTCCAACAAACTACTTGAACGCAAACCGATTGTGAGATACCCATTAGCCCCTTTCATAATTTGTTGAACACCCTCAAAACCATAAGGTTTCGGCTCTTTTGCCCATACTGCTACAACTTTACCTAATTTGTTCACAAGAACTTTTTGACTGTCTGAACCAACTGCATATAGACCATTTGAAGTTTTTACTGTAGTTGCCCCATCAAAAGACCAACCCAACTTCTTAGCAAAAACACTTGCAATAGCTAGAACATTTTGAGGTGCATTAACTAGTTCTTTTTCAAAGGTTATCTTACTTTCAGCTAACCCCTTCTTCCAAAACTGCCACCACTGTTTGTCTTTATTCGGTAACAAGAAACCTACACTGTTGCTCTCTGCTAGGCGCTTTTCTCCTACACGCTCAAAAGCCAAAGTGCTATCTGCTTGAGACTCTTGTTGTTCCTTGGGAACGTCCGCATCCTGATTTAAAGATACCCATGATAATCTGTGTTGTTTACCCCTTTTCAACTCTTCTTTATCGTAAAGAGGTTTGACCCCTTTAGAATAAACATCTTTATCTAAACTTTTCACATAAGGTAAAGACAAAGCTGAGTTCATAGACCCTACAAAGTCACTTTCTGAACTGTATTTATACTTAAATAAGAGAGCTACTGCTTCATCAGCACTACCTGTTTCTAATAACCTCTGAGCTAACTCAGAGTTACTATTTACCAAGTCCGAGACAAAATCGGATACTGAGAACTTGTTAAGATTTAAACCAAAATCCGTGTTACGAACCCACAAAGCCATCAGAACACTAGGTAAGAACCCTACTTTCTCAGCTTGTGTTTTAACTTCCTCTTTTTCTTTTTCTAAAGTCTTTATCAAAATACTCTGAGTTTGAGTTTGACTTGACTTATTCTCTTCTGCTAACACACGTGTTGAGTTCAATACAAAAGGAGAACTACTCAAGACAATACTACATAAACTTATTAAAGCTACTTGTTTTTTCATAGAAACCCCTTTCTAATTTAACTGAAACTTAGGGTGTGCAAAGTAATGATACCCTGTTTTAGTTGTGTCAATCTTAGTGTAACCTTTACTCTCTAACTCAGCTACTTGTTTTCCTCTAAACAACTTCGGTACAAGCAAATCTAGTTTTGCAGAACCTTTATAACCTACACCAACCAAACCCTTTGTTAAAGAGTAAGTCAACTCATAATTGTTTGAGCGAAATGTCACCAAGGTAGAATCACCTTCAACTTTACCTACTGGTTGAGTTAAGGTAAACTCTTCTCCTAAGTTCGATAAGACACTATCTAACTCAGCTAACTTATATTGACCCTCTAAACGACTTAATTGATATTCTTTGGTATAGAGAAAGTCAGTTGTTGGCGAACTTTCGGATACCGAATCCAAACTTGGTAGTTGGTCGAACGATAAATCTTTATCAGTTACTCCTTTAGCAATCGTCTGTTGGCGCTCTTGGTTTTTGTCTGGTGCAATTTCTTTCACTGGGCTAAAATACCCTGCAAACAGTATTAAAATTGCTAAGAATACAAAGAAAAACGCAATCAGAAAGTAAATCGCTTTGTACTGAACTATCCGTTTTCTTTCATACATGAAAAGTCTCCTCTCTTTCAATCTCACTAAGGAAAAAGAGGATATTATTTATCCTCTTTACTTGTTTACTTAGTGTTATTGTACCACATCAAATCGAACTTATCAATAGTTTCAGTCTACTCTTCTGTTGGAGTGGCAACCGCTTGGTTCTGTGGAGTTGGGTAAGACCCTGTATTACTTGCATCGTAGCGATTAAACTGCAACTTGTAACCATCAAAAGCGACATTAGTTGTATCCCCTAACTCAAGACCTTCAACTTTGCGCTGAAGTCCGGATACCCTTGAGTCAAGTAAGTCAATGACATGAACCAAATAAGCGTAAACTGTTTTAGGGCGTTCTCCAAACTCTCCGTGGTGTTCTAAAATAATGGCTTGTAACTCACGGTAGAACATTTCATTGTAAGTCTCTTCAATCAAGTCTTTATACTTAGAAATAATTTCAATTCCTAAGTAAGTGTGAGGAACAATCGAAATCTCAGTATAAGCACCGTTTTTCAACTCTAAAATTTTACCAAAGTCATGAACTACTAACCCTAGAATAACCAAATCACGCTCTTCGGAACTCATGGTGTGAAGTAACTCATATTCTGTCATGGCTACTTCTGCGTATCTTAGGAGTTTACGAATGTGATTCAACAAACCTCCGACTTTTCCATCGTGGTAACCACCATATTGAGCAGCCATAGCAACACTTAATTCTTTTCCTCGGTCACTTAACATGTGCAAGGTCAACTGAGCGCCTTTTTCTGTCATTAACTTACGAACCAAAGCGCCAATTTCATGAGCATTTTTACTTGGGTCAATGACTTCCATAAACTCAGAAGGGTTGTAGTCCGCAGACAAACCACGGATACCCTCTAACTTCGCTGACAAACTCTCATTATAGTTTTGAATGGTAACGTCACCGTCACTTACATAAATGGTTGTGACCGCATTTTCTTTAAATTGAGACACAATCATATTATCAAAACATACAAAACGAATAGAGTCGCCACCTCGGACAATGATTGTTCCTTGTAACATATCTGTTTCGTTGCGAGTTTTACTAATGCTTAGACCTTGCAAAAGGAATGAACCTTGGTGTCTACCTAATGTTTTAATGTCAATCGTCATTTACTACTACCTACCTAATCTATCTAAACTGCTTAATTTACTTCTAAGGCATATAAAAGATTGCCGAAATGTTGTCTTTTTGACCTTCTCCAATCATCATACGAGACATAGACTCTAATTGGTTTTCCTTAGACCAAATTAACTTCGCTTTTTCCTTAGTTAGAAACTCTGAAAAACCATCCGAGGTCAAAAGGATACCCTCTCCTGTTTTTAACTCTAATACTGAAGACTGTTGCAGACGGAAACCTCTACTTACACCAACTGCTTTTGTAATCTTATGACGGTTAGGGTGTTTCTTAATCTCTGCTTCCGTCATGTTTCCTTCTTTCAACTGATTGAAAGCCCAAGAGTCATCCTCTGTTTGCAAGTGCAACCCTCTTTGATTTAACACATACAAACGAGAGTCACCTACTTGAAGAGTTAAAAACTGAGAACCTTGAACGATACCAACTGTACATGTTGTGGCTGATGTACCTTTTACATTAGCAAATTCATCACATAAACGAGAATGCGCTCGGTAAATACCTTGAGAAACAACATCTGCTATAGCTTCTAACCATGTTTGGGAAGGTTTCTTCTCTGCAATAGACTCTACTGCAGTGCGAATCGATTGAACGGTTAAGGAAGATGCGTATTTGCCACGCACACCACCACCCATACCGTCACAGACGACTAGGACATAAACTGGTTGTTCTCCTAACTCCACTCCTGAAACCTTGAAACACCCTATAGTGTCCTCGTTTTTCTCTCGATACCCTTTGACCCTTGAAGTGCCGTTGTAACCACCTCGGTCTGAATAATATTCTAATCTCATGAACCTAAACCTCTTTAACCCTAAATGTTACTTCTTCTTTAGCAATCTTCAAAGTGTCTCCATTATGAAGCTCTTTTAAGTCTCTTGCAAAAATACGCTCTTCACTTCTCCACTCAGAACCTTTAACATCGTCATTTTTCAACCAAGTTCCATTGGTTGAACCCATGTCTTCTACATAAAAGGTGCGTTCTTCTTCCTCATAGATAATCTTAAAGTGAGTGCCTGACATGTACTTATTATCTCTAAAGGCAATCGACTCTTCTACACCGTCAATCGCTTTAGGGCGCTTACCAAATACCCAAGTATCAACTCCACTTCGGCTATCTAGCTCAAAACTTTCACCTGTTTCACGTGTTAAATACCCGACTTTGTGGTATCTACGAGCTGGAGCTACTGTGTCTGAATCATCAAGTACAGAAGTTAACTCCTCATCATCAAAATCAGAAGTATCTTCATCAAGCAAACCTGTTCGCTCAATCATTTCAGTATCTAATGCAGTTAAGTCCAATTCAACTCCACTTACAACCTCAGTAATTACCTCTGGGGTAAGCTCTTCTTCAATCGCTTCAACACCCTCTAAAATCAACTTCAACTGCGGAGAGCTATAAGAAAGCAAGTTTTCTGAGCGATACCGCAGAGACTCTTGACCTAAATTATAAATGAAGTTCTCTGGTTCAACCTCTTTCCGCTCAACCATATCAAGAAAACCTAGAAGACGACTTAAACCTTGTTCATCAACATTTTGGAAAGGTTTTGCATTTTTCAATAACGTTCGAACTAAACCATAAAACCCTGAACCCTCTACCGTTTTCAAATTCAAAGGGTAAACCAAAAAGTAAATATTCCCCGAAACATCTAAGAAAATACTATCTGGTGACCAATCTAAAAATGATGGTGGGATTTGTAAGTCATTTGAAAGCTGCAAGACTGAACGGTAAATATTTGCAATCAACAAATAAAACTCATCAATCGTAATAGCTGAACCGAGTCGAACTCTTAATGAAATCAAACCCTCTAAATCATAACGAAAGGCACGTTTTTTCTCATTGTATTCAAACGGTACACTTGTCATGAAACCACTTGAACGTAGTGCATTGACAATACCCTCATCGACTTGCTCTTTCTTACTCAATTCCAAAATAAGAAAGTGCTTGTTATTTTTTGAACTATATTTTACTGTTCCCAAATCTTTACCTCACTGTTCCTATTTGGACATAGGGGATACCCTCAGTTACTTGTGACACAAGGAGTACGAACTGTGTCTCTAACGTGAAACCACTCTCCCCTTTTAACTTTTTCAACACTTCAGTCATAGGTAAAGCTCGCCCTCTCAAATCAAACACTCGTAAGTTGCGACCTTTTACTTGAGACTTCAACCACTCTCCTAAAACCTCTGGTTCCAATATCATTTCATTTTCTACTTGAAGTTGGAGAACTGGAAACGTCAACATATCTTCTAAAACTGCCTTTTGGGTAGATGTTAAAGCTAAGTGTGTCGAACCTAACTGTGGTTTAGAATGTTCTAATTCACTTCCTACTAAGTCATCACTCACACTATACAAAACTTCTCTATCAAAGCCAATCGTTCGAGGATACACCAAACCTGATGCACTTGTTAAAGCATAAGGAACTTCTGGCCATTTCTTTAAAGTTCGTACTGCTAGGTCTTCCTTGTAAGGACTTTCTTCATACGATTTGCACATACAAGCTCGAACAACCCATCGACCATCTATTTTCGCAAATCTCAATAAGGACAACTCTGGAGAGTAATCTTCAAAGGTTACTGGACTTAAAGTTCCAGTTAAGTGAACAATCTGTCCTAGAGGTTGGTCTTTTGGAACACTAACATAAAGGAAACCCTCTGTAATTAGCTCTCCAAAGGATTTGTGATACCCCAAGAGCGCTCTTGCTTGCACAATCTTAACTGCTGACGAGACCTTTACACCTTCTCGGAAGAATTTACGAGGGTCTACTTCACTTACTAAATACACAGAAAGAGTGAGCGAAGAAACTCGCCCCTCTTTTGCTACCTCATTCAATAAATCAAATTGTTTCATGTGCTTTATCCTAAGTAAGTCAAGGTAACAAAGATATTCCAATACACATCTTTATCTACCATTACCAAATACGAAACTGCATCTAAAGAGTTGCTTTCAACCTTTTCTCCAAAACGCTTTTCAACCACTTTGTACAAAGGTGCATCTTCTCCTAAATACTGATGGAAAATAGCTCGGAACTCAGATACCAACGCAGAAACATCATCACAAAGCAAACCAATGGTCTGTACTTCTCCTTGTGCTTCTAAGGTTACTGAGAGTTTGTATTTAGAGCCACCCTCAATCATATCTACACTTGTTTGTAACAAGTTCTCTTGTTCTTGTTGGAAAGAAGTAACGTCTGTTAAAAGACCTTTAAACTTCTCTTTTAAACCTGTTGTGTATGGAAAATCTGTTGCTACGGAAACCATCGATACCGAAACCTCACTATTTCTACAAAATTGCTAACATTTTTTGACCTGAGAAACATCGGTCTTTATCCAAATAAAATTTATGTTCTAAATTGCGAACCAACTGATATAAATGGCGTAACTTCTCTTTCTTGAAGTAACCAATCACTTTCTCTTTTAGAGCTTCATTTGGGTCAATCGCAAGAACTAAAGTCATACAAACTTCAACAGATTTTTCTCCTGTCTCAGACTCTTTCTCAAAATCTTCAAAGTTTTTAGTGTCTCTTGTACTTGACGAAATCAAACCTTTAATCGCATCCATAGTGACTGTAGACATTTGAGACTCTGGAGTTAGGCGCACCTCGAACAAGGGATACCCTTTCTCCAACTCAAAACCTATGCGAGCTACTTGTTTCTCTTTACTTTGTAACTCCGCTACAACCTCTTCATTGGTTTTAATCGAGTCTGTTGAACCTACTTCTAATTCTTCCAAATCACTCAGTTCATCAACTTCTTCAAGCTCCTCAGAGCTTGTTACTTCTAAATTATCTAATAAATCATCTAGCACTCATAAGTCTCCTAATACAAACTATTTCTTTTATTATACCACTAAAATCAACTAATTGCAAGAAACAAGAGAAAATTTCTTGACAGAATAGGTATTTTAACCGTATAGCGTTTAAAGGTTTTCAGTTGCTCTCTAACGAATTTTAGAAAAAGGAGGTAAAAATGTACCTCCTACTTCCTAAAATCGCTCAGAAGCCCAAATATGACCTCTCAGACCTGTTTAAATTCAAATTACAGAACAAACTGTCGTGCAGTTCGAACTACATCAGAAAGAAGAGCTTGTGGGATACCAACTCCTGTGAGTTGAGTGAACTTATCTTCCCTCTGCAAGTACAGAATAACTTTAACCAAAGGAACAGGACCATCATCTTGTAAGAGCATGGTATTTAACTCTGCGTAAAGACCCTCACTATACTGCAAGTAAAGTACAGAACCATCTGCATTTAATTTAGAACCAAAGTCCATTAAATGCTCTTTCAAGAGTTGAACCCTACGCTCACGCTCTTTTTTCTTCTCTTCTGCTTCTTGATTCTCTGTTGCAACTGCTCGTTTTTGAACAGTTTCTAAGTCAGACAAGTCTCGGTATTCTTTGATAATAGATTGCTCAAAGCCGTTTCTCATATTCCAAAAGAGTTGCAAACGCTTGTGAATATGTAAATCAGGTAGGTGTAAGTAAATAAACTCTTTACGCTCACCACCACTCAAGTCCTCGAAATTATCTGGGAAGTCGAGGATACCGCTGGCTTGTTGCCAACTATGGTCAGTTTTCGTAAGCTCACCTAACAAATACTTGTTCAATTCCAAAGCGTAATTTACTGGAAATACTCGGTCTTGTTCAATCGTATCTTCTGTAAAGGCAGTAGAACGTAATTTGTTCTCTACATCTTCTGCGTTAAACTCATGGATACGGTTCTCAGCCCAAACCATGAATTTATCAATATCTCCGTCCCAATCATAAGCATCTAAGTTCCACTCCATAAGCTCTTGGAGACCTACTTGCCACTCGGTTTTCTTCGCAGTGTACCACGAATGCCCCACGCCGAAACCTAAGTCCAATGGGCAACCACCCTCAATTTCAACCATGAGGTTCTTACGAATTAGACCGAGAACTACATGAGGGTGAATGGTGTTGTGAACCTCAATAGTCGCCTCATCATGAATGAAACCAGTGAGCAAAATCTTCCCTAAATACCCTTGTTCTTTCAAGTCAGAGAATAAATCGACCATTCCTTTTTTATAAATATCCGCTGCTGAACCTTGGATTGGGTGGTTCAAAGCGTAACGTCTAATCTGACTCTTAGACACTCGATCCTTATTGTAGAAACGTTTGCTTCCGAAAATTGTAGTGGAATACCCTTTGCTAAGTGCGGTTTTAACGTTGTTTTCAAACCAACCTTCAACCGAACGTTGGAATGAGAAGAACTCTTCTCTCTTTTGAGCAGCTTTACGTGCATTCTCTTTTGACCTTGAGCCAAAGAGGACTTCTCCAAGAGACAAATCTGACATGCCGAAGTTGATACCGAAAACAAGACCTTTCGACATCTTACGCAGTTTGTCTGTTACCTGCTCTTGCAAGAGACCATTTAATCGAGCAGACTGGAAACGGTGGTAGTCATTGCGCCAATCCTTAAACATTTCAATCAAGGACTGCTCTTTTGACATGATTGCAATGACTCGGTTTTCTTTCGAAGCATAGTCTGTATCGACCATGTAATAACCGTTTCGAGCCGTCATCTCTTTCTTAATCGTATCATCAAACCCTTGAATATTCGGTTTCTTAGTTGATAAACGACCTGTAACCTTGAACATATCGAGAGCTGGGAAACAGAAACCTTCAATGAAGTTTTCTTCAACCTTATCTAAGAAGTTCGTAAACAAGCGAGCAGTGTTACGAGGAGACTCTAAAATAACCGTGAATGGATGAATAGGCGCGTTTTCTTCCGGTTTTACCAAGAAACCTTTCTCACCCTCAAACTCAATCTGAGTTTTATAGCCAAAGGTTTCTCCAAAGATATACTTGGTTGCAATACGAAGCGTATCTTTATCCAAATCTGTTAATTCTTCAAACTGTCTGTTATCTACCAAACGAGTTAAACAAGCAAGACCGCGTACCAATTTCTTTTGACTTTCATCTTTCTCTAACTCAGCTAACTTCTCTTTACTCTGAGTGTGACCTAACCAAGACGAAAGCAAACTCAACGAGCGAGTGACGAAATCATCAAAACTCAATCTGAAGTTTTCTTTATCTGGTTTTGTACCTTTGTTCAAGAACTTCAAAGCCGTTTTATCAAGAGTGGAATTTCCTGATTTTTTGCTGATTTGTTCCGGATACCCTAGATAATCATAAGCAATCGTTTTGTTCATGGGAGAGTTTACAGAATAACCACTCTTTTGTGCAATGTACACATTAGGATAATCTTCAAATTTGTAGTGAAGAACCTTTTCTCCCTCTGGTAAATCATAGTCTAAACCTAAAACCATAGAGTTCGCCTTACCTTGAATAGCAAAGAGACCATCTTCTGTGTGTTGAGGTACATGAATGGCTAAAAACTCCAACAAGTCTCGGTACTCTCGGACTAACTGCTTACCATAGTGCAAGCGAAGTTGAGGAACTGACTCTAGGTTTAAGTGCATCCCATAAAACTCCGAATAAGCAGCAACACAGGTAAAGCGACTATCATGTACTACTGCTTGCATCATATCAAAACCAGACTTACCTAGAATATCATTCTCCAAGAAATAAAGAGCAATACACAAGGTGTTGTCCGCATCGGGACAGGCATAAAAGGCTACAAGCTCTTCTTCTAGTTCATCAAAGGTTCCACCACATTTTTCATAAGAACCACACTTTGTTAAGTCATCAAGCTCTACCGCTTCTCTATGCAAGAACTTATCTGTTACAGCTTTCAAACCATACTCTTCATTGTCTCTTGCTGAGTAAGTTTTACGCATGGCAACTAATGTGTCAAGCCAACAATCGTAGACCAAACCATGTCGATACCCTACCTTCCAGTCGAAGATGTTGTTGTGGGCTACAACCTTTTTATCTCCTAAATAGGGTTGTAAGTATTTCTCTACAAATAACTCAATATCACCCCCACAGACATTTGGAAATTTCTTATGAGCTAGAGGGAAATAGTAAGAAGTTCCAGGTTTTGCAGATAAGACTGCACCTACCATAATAGAGCCTTTACCATAAAATCCTCTAAACGTAAAGTCCAAGCCTGTGGTCTCCGTATCGAACGCAGTCAGTTTTGTTTTCTTGTAATCTTTTTCCAACTGCTTGAAAACATCTTCCACTTCATGAGGTTTAACTACTCTGTATTTACCGCTTAAAACCCTCTCTCGAACCCACTCAAAGTTTCGAGAAGTACGTTGTTCGACCTTGGCTTTCATATTCTCTACCTCAATGACCTCTGCCATTGTGGTGTAGAAAGGATTGACGGAACTTTCTAACCCTTTTAAATCTGTTACAACTTCAATTTTAGGTAAACCTAGTAACTGTCTTCTTAGATTATTTGAAATCTCAGTTTTATAAGCCGTACCAATCGAGTCCATACGAATAACGTCCGATCCGAGAAGAGATACCCTTTCTTGGCTTGGTAGAAACTCAAAGGAAGAATCCTCTACAAATCCGAACTCTAAGGAAGTTCCACTTGTTAAATCTTGGGTTGCAAAACGCAAAGAGCGAACCAAACCGTATTTACGCTCAATAACACCTTTTCCAAATGGAACTTCAAATTCAACCCTATCCTCTACATTTTCAAGCTCTTTCAAACTCAAAGCCAAGAAACCTTTACTACCCCTCATTTCATTTTTGAGGGTTTTAGCGTAGCTATACACTGCGTACAAATAAGCAAACAAAGCAAATGAAGGGTGTTTTTGGAAAGACTTCGCAATAGATAAATCAACTCCATCTTCTCCAAATAAAACCTTTGGTTTAATTAAGCGTTCTACCGTAAAGGAAGCTCTTGAAAAAGTAGCCGTTCTATAAGTTCGACCTAATTGCTCTGCTTGACCTTGCATAAGCATCTGAGCAGACACACCATCTTGAGCCACCAAACGCAAGAGACCACCGTGGGTCAAATCGGAAAGATACCCTTTGTAGTTGTAGTTTTGACCTTTATAAGTAAATTTAATCTCTGAGGTAAGCACCTTATCTCCTTTCAATTTCTAATATCGTGTAAAGCAAGATGTTTACCCTCCTACTTCATCAAACCAATCCAAAGCAGAAGTTTGTTTTACAACTTGTTCTGTTATATACTTCTCTTTGTTATAACGATCTGCAATTAAAAACCCTGCGTCTTTATTGTATTCTACCTCAACAGAAATTGGAAGACGGTTAAAAACCTTCAATAACTCTTCCAAGTCTTCTACATAAATTGAATTGCAGTAACGCTCATTCAAATAACGAGCAATTACCTTACGACCTACCTCCACAGACAATACCGATTCTGTATTGTACGGGTGTTTTTGAGTGTCTAAATACTTCAACACCGAAGTTAGAGCTTCTTTCGTAAACTCAATCAACCTCTGAGTATTTGTTTCTCTAGGAACGGACACAGATTTACGTTCAACCAAGCGACCTTCTGCGTAGAATACCCAAGTCATAAACCCATTGTTTTGACCTACACTTACTTGTAACATTTTACAAGACCTCAACTTTCTATTTCAACTTCCTTACCGCAAGGAATTAAATCAAACTGAAATACTTCTTTGAAATACACTAAGAAGACTGGAAACTCTCCATTATCTTCTTTAAACTCTAAGTACATAGTTGAACCCACAACCCCAATAAATCGGCAGTCAAAGTTCAACACCAACCAACTTGCAAGAGTCTCTAAAATCAACTCTTCTAAGTTACCCCTCAATACATAACCTTTGTAGGGAATATTATAAAAGGTCTGAGAACCTAAGTCAAGTCGGAAACTGTGGGATACCCCAATCTCTCCGAAGTAATAATCAAAGAGTTTATCTACATAAGCACTTGTATCTAACTTGTAAATCGTGTACGAATTAGAACCACTCACAGACAGTTTATCATCTTTCATGCGAGTTCTTATCGGTTGTTTCTTATAACACAATTCACTAGCTACTAAGTGACTTTCTACTTTCAAGTATAAGAGACCAGCTTCAATCAACACCTTCTCACACTGCAGATAATAACTAAGCCACGTAGAAACCCTCTTCTCTACTTCTTCATTCGGTAAACCTACTCGACCTACTAAAGACACTAGGAATTGCGACCACCAAGTACGATACCGCAAAGAAGCTGAATTAGTTTCAAGAGTAGATTGCTCAATCAACCCCTTAGACTCAATAAAGCGCAATATCAAGACTGCTTTTAGTAAATAAAGCAACTCCTCTTCATTTTTCAAAGGTTTTAAAGGTTTTGTTCTCAAGGAATCCAACCAATTAAACCAAAAGGACTCAATGCCTTTATTTGTCTTTACAGTACTTGGGGAGAAGTCTTTATCAAAGTCATATACTTCAAAATCTTCTACCAAGACCTCAGTTGGTTGACTGATATTTCTTCGAGCTATGTGCTTAACATAACCTTCTAAGTGACTTAGTGCAATATCTTCTAAGTTCAACAGGCGGTTTAAGACTACATCTTGAAAGCTCTCTAAAGTTTTATAAGACCCCAATTTTCGAGCGAGGTGATACCACTTCTTACTTAAATCAAGAGCAACTACTAAAAGCAAAGATTTGTCTAAGTTCACTTGTTTGGAATAAGGATTTAAAATCAAAGGTTCACTCATATAACACCCCTACTTCTAAACTCTTGTCTACATCACTATAAATAAAGTCTTTGAACTCATCATAGTGCAATAACTCTCCTAAAGTTTCTACGAAGACCTTATCATTTTCCTCAGACAAAATATCTACCAAATACTCTTGGCTATCTCTATCACCTTCTAACACTTTCTTCAACAGAAGGCGGAAATTGAGACCATAAGTGTTCTCGAAAAATCGGGATACCCTATTGTATTCTTCAATTAGTTCTGCTAACTCAACTCGGAAGTCAAAAGTGTCTACGGTCAACTTATTTAGAAATACCTCCCAACGGTGGACAGACTGAGGAACCAAGGACATCTCAGAACTCAAGGTGTTTTCATCTACAACTCCCGACGGTAGCTTAGACTCTCCATCTTCTCGGACACCAATATTAAACTCACCGTGGCGAATTTTATCTAGTTTCGTGTGAACACTTGCTCGGATGCTTTCGTCCCAACCTGTGTAAATAAATTGTTTTTCGCTCATACCTGACCACGCTTTATCCAAACGCTTTGTTACCAAAGTATATAAAGAGTCTTTGACATAGTTTATATGTTTAGTCTTAGGTAAATACTGACCAACCAACTCTAAACTATGTTCAGATAAAGTCGTGTTCATACTTTCCATAAAACAACCTGTTAGAAACATTAGATACCGCCTGTTCTACTTGCCTTTGGGTAAGTACAATCTTCAATCGGTACTTCTCTCGAAGAGTCTTTACTTAGAAAGACTTGAGTTGCTTTATGCGGTTCCGAGTCATAAACCCAATCTAACTTATAACTCTTAGCAAAACTAGGAGAGAACAAGCCACAATAGTTCTGACCTTTATACTTAAAGACACAATTACCCACTAAGCGAACTTGCTCTTCTGAACTCTTCTGTTCTCTCAAGATTTGAGTCAGCTCATGAACCCTAGTATAGTTCAGACCTAAATCTAGTACATAAGTGACCCCATCTACTAAATCACTATCTTGCAACCACGAAACTATCTTAGTTAAATCCTTAGTAGTTAAATCGACCGGAATAAAGATAGGAACACCGTAAGAAAGCCACACGTCTTTATCAGACTGAAACTCCTTTAAGGATACCCCAACAGCACAAATAGAAGGGTTTACTCGGAAATCTTCCGAAGAAGTAGAGACCACCTCTTCAACTGCTTCTTGCCCCAACATAGACAATAAGTTAAAGAAACCCACCTTATTCTCTACTTTTGGTTTTACATACTCTTTAGTAGGTTTTAACCACTCTAAAAAGATAGACCCACCATCAGATACAAGAAACTGCCAAACAGACGAAGTGTTTACATCTAACTGCAACCCCTTATTCTCTTTATAATCGTCTATCTTTACTGCTTTTACTCTCACTACACTAAACCTCCATTTTTCAATCCGATTAACTTAGTCGCTTGCAAGACAAAGGATACCACATGGAACTCCTCCGACCATTTACGACTACCTACCAAGGACATAAAATTTACAATCTCCATCATAGACAACCCATCAATTTGCTCCAAAAAGCGAGCGTACTTCCCAATTCGATAGTTGTTGTACTTACTCATGTCTGGTAACAAGCCTATCTCTGGGTAAATCTTACCTTCAACTAATAATTCTTTCAATATCAAAATAGCTTTAAAGGACTCTAATAAAGACTTACGAACGGTCTCAAAACTTCTATGATGAGACAACTCTAACAAGCTCTGCAGTTGTTTCTTCTTGTATTGATCCAAACCTCTCTTTGTTTTAGTAGTTGAGGTCAACATACTTAAAGCCACACGCTCAATTTGAAGAGAACCTACACCGGCTAATTGCACCAAAGTCGCATTATCTCTAATTTCAATACCGTCTTTTAAGCTTGATAGAATCGTAAAAACAGCATCAATGTCTCGAAGATACCGCTTGGTAACGACTCCATACATTTTCTCAGATAATTTCACAGAACCTTTCGCTTTAGTAGTCACATCATAAATATACTGAAACTCACTTTGAGTCATATAGGTGCTGAACATAATATCTGGTTGAAAATCAACCAGTTCTTTAGTGTAGCGAACGTTTTGAAAGAGTTTGTAGTTCTTATAACCTACAACCAACCGTGTAAACCCTACAACACTTTGTAGAAACTTCACAGTAACTTCTGCTAACTCTGTCTTTTGTTCATCTACAACAAATAGACGGTAAGGAGAACGAAATGGACGAATTTGAATCGATGCGTCCATCTTTGGTAACTCATTTAAGTCATTTACTCGAATAACCGAAGAAGAGTCTACTTGAAAGCGTTTCTTAACCAAGTTGGAAACCAAGGAAAGATACCGAGTGCTTTTTCCGTAGACTAAAACAGAAGCGAACTGCGCCTCTGGGTTTAATAAATCATCTAAATGAATTGCCAAAGTTTCTGTCTCCTTCTTTTTCTAATTTTATATGTTTCATTCTATCAAAAAATCCCCTAAGTGTCAAGTTTTAGGGGAACTTTTATCAAATTTCATAGTTAAGAGTTTGCAACATTTCTACAACCACTGCTTTCAGCTCTCGTTGATGATCTAAAAAGGCTTTAACTTCGCTATTTGGAACTTCTTTTAAGTCTTTTAGTTGGTGGAAACCCAAGTCCACTGCACTTGTTAGGCGCACTTCCGAGTTTACTCGGCGATTGCGGATACCCTCTAAATAGAACTTTTCTAAATGCTCATATACTTCTCTAAACAAAGGTAACAAATCAGGAGAGTTTAAGGCATCTTCAATTACTTCTCGGTAAAACTGAGGGCAAGCACCCTTGGATACCCAGAGGTTATAATCGTTCATTAAAGCAGTTCTTGACTCAGTATCAGTATTCGCTTCAATCGCTTGTTTGACTTTATCCTCAGACACAAAGAAGAATGGATTGACATAGTTTTCCTTATTCATGTAACCTACATCTCTCAAAGACAAACCATAAAGTTCACGGTTGATAAAGAAAAGTAAAGCAAAGTTCGGATAAATCTTGTTCCAAACCTCATCAAACTTAGGAACCTTAGTTTGAGAAGTTGCTACTTCGACTGGGATATCACGTGTAAATTTCAAAGCATAAAGGTAAGTCAACATTGGGAAATACTCTTCTTTAATTGACCTAGTTGCCCTACTCTCCATACTAAATATCTCACAAGTTGTAATCAAGTTCTTAGCCAAACTCAGATAAGACAAACTCGAAAACTGAAAAACACCTAAAGGAGTGTATTGTCTTAGAGATAAATCATTCGAAACAATAGTTCCTTTACTATCTATCTGTTGCAAGGAAATGTAGTTTCGAGTATGGATACCCTTAACCCAATTACTTGCAGTCTTCCTACGAGTTTTTAAGTAAAGAGGTTGATTATAGAGTAAATCTCCACTAGGAGAGTAAACAGGTAAGTCAACCAAGTCTTTAGAACCTCTTTGATTTGTAGACCAACGTGTAGTACACAAATAGCTTGAGCTTACATCAGCACTACCTTGAAAATCAGCAAGGGGAGACATAAAACCACTACGAAACTCAAAGTCTGTTGCGTAGTCTTTACGAACTTCAAACGTTCTGTGGTTCAAAAGAAACGAAACTGGAACCATCCAAATCAACTCAGCGTTCGTTAAGTGATGTACTTGCACCAAGTTCTTTACTTGCCACATAAATTGACTATACAAGTCTGCTGCGTAACCTTTCAACTTCAAGGAGCTTAGGCGCTTGGCGACCGGTGTGGATACCCCTCTGGTAGAATAAGGGGGGTTCATCAAAATGATGAGTTTTTCATTGTTCTGTAAAACCTTCTGCAAGCTCTCTGGGAGTTGTCTTGAGAAGTTTTGAATAAGTGGTGAATCAGTAGAACCTAAAAAGTCCAGCTGAAAGACAGTTGTTTCTAAATCAGGACGCTCTTTTTCAAAACGCTCTTTTGTTAAGCGAACATCTTCTTCATGAAGAGTAGACAAGTACATGTGCTTACACTTAGGAAACTCAATCAAAAGGTTTCCTGTACCACATGAAGCGTCCCATACTACATAATCTTCCAAATTTGGAATATCACTTAGTAGCTCATGAGCTTTCCTACCCCAAAACAAAGGAGTATAAAATGAACCTTCCAATTCTCGCTCTTGTTTGGACATGCCTAAATCTTTCACAGAGTGACTTGTATCTAATAAACCTACTGATTTAAGAAGCTTTTGATTATTCCCTATGAATAAGGCTTGTTCTTCTGTTACATCTTTTGAATTTACTTGGACACTGAGAGAACCTTCTCCTTCAACATATTTGTCGAAAAATGCAGTTAGATACCGCAGTAACTCTTGTCCTTTTTGACCTAATTTAACCAAGTTTTAACCACCTAAAATGCTTTCCACAAATAAAAATTCTGGTATATTTCCAGTACGCTCATAATACACCATTGTTGCTTTAGTTGGTACAACCAAAACAGTTACCTTTTCATGTACTAAATCTTTCAGTACACCCTCAGGAATTGGCTCCACAACTACATCATAAGCATCTTGATTTAACTTACGAGTTAAATCTATTCGAGTTTGTAAGTCTACTGTATCTTCAATGTAAACGTTAGGATTTGTAGTCTTCCACTCCAATACCACATATCGTTTATCAACCACAAGCATCATCTAAATCTCACCACCTATCTAATCTGTCTAAACTACAATGTGTAACCTAATAAATCTCTACGGTAAATATTGAAAATTTCGAGATACCGCAATATCAAATCCTTAGAACCTACGCTCAATCCAAGAATAGTCAAATAACCATCAAAATCTAAGACAATATCTAACTCTGCGTAAAATTCTTCTAAGTTTTCATATCGATCACAAATAGTTGGAATAATATCTTCAACCATCGGAAGAGCTAATGAAGTTAAATACTGCTCTAAAGTTAAGCTCTCTTTTACCTTTTGCAACTCATACTTAAACAAGTCAAATCGAGACTGAAACTCACTATCTGAAATCTCAACTGAGATTTTATCTAATTTGTAAAAATCTGAAATGAAATCTAACTTCCAACCAAACTCAGTCACTAATCGCTCAAAGAAACTATAACTGAACTGAGTTAAACCTAATACCTCACAAAAGGTTACTGCGCGTTGATAGTACAAACCTCTACAGAAAGGGTTAGGACACTTTAATACAGACAAGTCTAAGCTCAATTCATACTTTAAGTTACAATGACTGCACGTTTTTGGGAAGAGATACCCAACCTCTGAGGAAATTCCAACTTCTTTTAATCTATGTTCTACACTCATCTATTTACCAATCTTTCTCCGGGAAAGCTCCGGTATAGCTAATCTTCACTAAAATCGTAGCACTTTGCAAAGTGACTGAACCATAACGATTTAATTCACTTAGGAAAAACCTCAATGTCACATCATCAATTTGATTAAAATGCGTGAAAATCGCTTCGTATAGACTACCTGTTGTAAAAGTTGATAATTCACCCCAAGCGCAAGGATTACCTTCTGTAGCTTGTGTGTACGTTCTTACTGTAATTACTGTTGACATCTTCTTCTCCTTTCTAACTAATTTTATAACGGTCAATTTAGTCTATTTTACCATAAATTAAGGATTTGCGCAACAAAACAAAAGAAAAGTGAGAACATAAATTTACTCACTTTATCTGTATGTACTTTGTAGTCTGTTAAGTAGTATAGCAGACCTAAGATAGTTTGTCAAGAGTGGCAAGCCATTAGTCCGAAACTTTAACTGTTTCTGTCATGTTACCAAGTAGTGCAAGAGCTACTTCATCAGAATCAATAGAGGTTGCAGATTTGAATTTGTTCACTTTATCTTGAACTTCCTCTAAAGAGTCTGTCTCAGAGACTACAGGTTTTGTACGATACCGAACATCTATAACTGATTTACCCATAAGGTGAGCTAGTTTATAATCTTCATCCTTATCCACAAAAACAACATTAGAATTGTAGGTAGCGGTTGGGTTATCTTTCAAGTAAGCTATAATTTTAGACTCGTCTACATTCAGAGGGTTTGTTCCTTGTGGGATAATTGATTGACTTGCTACAGTTGAAGGGTTTGTTCCTTGTGGGATAGTTAGTTGACTTACTAAAGTTGAAGGATAAAGCCATATTGGGGATACCCAAAGTAAACTCTGCAGTAAAAGTTTAACGGACACGATGAACCTCCTTGATTTTCTTCAAAATTAACTCATATTTACTGCTGAACTTTTGCCAAACTCCATAAGGAACCAAATCAAAAGCAATGCAATCCTTCGCAGTTAGTTGTGGGAGTTTATCCCATAGGAAATCATATAAAGCTTGACTGTACTCGTGAACTAACTTGTTCTTATCTGCTTTTGCTTCTTCTAGTTCAAGCTCAGTTGTTGCTTGAAATACCCAATCATTAGCGTTGCGGTAACGCTCATTGTAGTCTTCTATTAGTTTGTCTAAATCATTGTAAAGCATAAATTTATCTCTCTTCCTATTGCTTAAATATCGGAAAACTTGAAACAACTAAAATCCCAACACCCCACATAGCTCCAACTACACACATCATGAAAAATGTGAAAATAGCAAACGTTTTGTTATCTGATTTCTCACCATCACCCAACTCCATTAGGTGAGTGAAGAGTACACTCACTAAGTAAATAAAAGCAAATAAAACAAAGTAACCTAAATTCAAAATAGGTTGTTGTGAGATTTGTTCTGAAGTCATTAAGTTCTTTAGTAAGGTCGGAAACTGAACAACCAAACTTGGAATAAAACTTGTGACTAAAAATATCAAAAAGATATTGATAAGAATAGTTGTAAACCGCTTCTTAGAGTTATACCAATCGGTTAAACTAAATTGTGTTTGAGTAAAGGGATCCATTTTATAAAAATCTCCTTTTGTTGAATTCTCCGAAAACTGTCTCCAGAGTAGTCTTAGTATCTACCCCTTTGCAATCCGTTGGATAGTAATGAATCAATAAAGTTAGGAAACCCAACAAAAGGTTGTTCTTAGGAATGTTTTTATCCACCAACTCAATAAAGGCAGTAACATCAAACTGAAAGTAATCTGTGTTGATTTGAGGAGTTAAGGTAGATACCGCGAGTTCATAAGGTTTAATTTTATAACCGAAACCTTTTAGGAGGTTGTCTAAATCGAAATATGCGCCTTCTGAGACTCCTAAAGCGAGTCCATTATCAAATATAGGAGCGAAACGGATAAACTCATTAGAACCTGAAATAATGCCGAAATTAGAGAGGTGACGGTCGGTGTTTCTAAACATAACATCTAAAGTGAGTAATCTCAACATTTCTTCCCTAAAAGACTGACCGACTGTTTGTTGAAACACTGAGTCGATATAATCTAATTTGGAGTCGAAACCTACTAGTTTTTCTGTAAGTGGACTCACTTGAGACAATAAATCCTTAAATGAAATAAACTGCTCCCCTTTTTGTAAAAAATTTAGAGAGACACAAGTATTTAAGTCTATTGAACTAGGTTTACTGTACTTGAAATCATAAGGTACAAAATCTTTAGAATTCATATAGTTACAAGACCTCAGAAATGTAGAAATCAAAACTTCTGCAAAGGCTTCACCACCTTTTAAATCTTCCTTGTACCAATAACCACCTTTAGGAGAAGTGTACTTCTGTTGATACCCTAATTTTGAGGTTGGTTTAAACATATTTCCACCTCCTCATATCACAGTCGAGAAAGAAAGAATAAACTGAAATCTCATCTTCCAAGGTGCGACACCACTTTGGATAACATTCACTTCTATTAGCGCGTGAATCGGTTATGGTTAAGTTTTCCTTTAACCACTTTCTTATTTCCTCGGAGGTGGAATTTTCACTTAAATTAAGCAAAGTGAATTTGTGGTGTAGGGTTTCGGACTTCACAAGAGTGAAGTGATAACCTTGTTGGTCTTTAGTAATATAACCTAGCAACTCATCAAAACAATGAATTTCTAAGCGAGAATATGTTTCTCCGTTTGATAATTTAAACATCTGAACCTACCTCCAGTTAGGTAAACCTTGTTTTAAGTCTTTTTCTTTTGTGACTATCATCATAAAACAAGACTCTGGGCGTTTCTTACCAAGAAATGAGAGTTCAAACTTGAAAACAATCAAAGGGGAAACATGAGAACCACAATCAACAACTCTGGGTTCTGTATCAGAGACCTTACTGAAACAAACATTTACGGTAAGACCTCGTTCAGACTTAACAGTACCGTATTTGTAAAAACCTTCAGCATCTGTGTCTAATACTAACACTTCATTGAAAATCAAATCAATTTGACTTCTAACCGTTTCTTCATTTTCCGTGAAATCCGCAAATGTAGTATTAGGAGTTAAAGCACTAAAAGTAAAACCATCAAAGTAGGTACAATAATCTATAAAAACCCTATATAATTCTTCGTAGTTAATCTCATCAAGTGCAAAACTAATTCCGTAAGACTGATATGGATAAGTAAAGGTTGCTATTGCCTTTTCTTTGCTTACTTGCATAAAACAAACCTCCTAAATTTTCTTTATTATACCACAAAAACCTTATTAAATCAAGCAAAAAGAGAGCTTTCGCTCCCTTTCACACTATTAAAATACTTCTAAATCACTCTCTTTGCGAGGATTTTCAGAATTGTTGATACCCAAAACCTCAGTGGCGAAAATAGTATTTGCTGCAAGTACATAAGGAGTGACATACAAACCAAGCAAACCACCCGTCGCAAATACACCTAATCCCCACCAGAAGAAACTTAAGTTTTGTACGAACAAAGTCAGTTTATGACCTTTCATCTTCTGCTTACTTTCTTTAAGAAGTGCAAACAAACCAAGTTCTTCGTTTGTTTTTGCTAGGTAAATCGCTAATGCGTACTCATAAGTTTTTATCAAACCAATGAACCCACCAAAAAGCAATAAAGCAACACCAAGCCAAAATAGTATACCAAAGCTATTTGACACCAAAGCAGCGACAATTAGACCGATACCGATAATGTAAGGTAAAAAGAACCACAAACCAATTATAAAACCAACTAATAAACCTGTTTTAAAGGTGTGCGCAGTCAGACTACCAAACATATCCGAAATCTTACGACCTAACTGTTTTCCTACTGGGTGTTGTTTCGTTAAAATGTCAAAGACATAAAGACTTGCACATAGTTCATAAAGTAAAGTTAGTCCAGAGATGGCTGAGGATACCCCTGTGGCACTTCCGTTAAACGCAAAAGCTAAGTTTACTAAAACAAGTACCAAACATGGTAGACCTAAAGCCAACCACAAATTGTCTTCAGCAATCATCTGTTTAGCTTGCTTTTTAATTTCTTGTCTGGATTTCATAAAATCAAGACCTCCTAAATTTTCATAATAGATATAGTATAACAGAACTTATAAGTATTTGCAATAAATTTCTTAAATATAGCAAAAAGAAAGAGAGGTTTACCTCTCTTTTACTTAAATTTCAACAAAAGACTTATCGTAAACAGAACTTCCTTTCAACATCAGCTCTAACATCTTATCTGTGTCACCATCAAGCTCGTAGAAATCTAACCCACGGTCAATCTCCGTACCATCTGCGGTTTCAATTACATAGTGGTAAGTTGCACCTTTAAGATATTCATTATAAATTGCTAACACATAGTTTACCATATCTAAAATATCACGCTCAATAGATTTTGTAATACGCTTAGTGTCATACCATCGGTAAATTTCGTCACGTGTTGCGAAGGCGAAACCTACAAAATCTCTATGTGGTTCATATTCAGTTGTAAATTTAAGAGTTGGATAGTAGTCTAAAGACATTGTAGGTTCACTAAATAATGGAACTGCATAAACATTAGCAGTCTTATAGAAAGATTCAACCATCTTATCTACAAACTCTATTAAATCACGACTCTTCAAACGTAATTGTTCTGTAAAACCAACCTTAATGTAATCATCTATAAATTCAGCCATCTTTGGATATCTATGAGGTTGTATTGAAGTAAACTCAGGAAACCATGTGAAATATCTACACAAAGTTCGAGTCCACTCTTCACTCAACGGAACAACATTTGGCTCGTCTCTGTAAATTGTCATTATGTCGCCAGAGTTGTTTTTCAACTCAAAATAAATCTCTTTTTCCATAAATCACACCTCAACAGTTAAGTTTAAACCTAACTCAGCTAGTCTACTAAATGTTCTTTCTGGGTTTAAAGCCGTTTCGTTAATTTTAGCTTTTACTAACTCTCTCAGCTCACCTCTTAGATAAAAATGTACACACAAATCATTATCAACTAGTGCTTTGTAAACTGCACTACTCATATAATCTGAATGAGAACCACCTAAGTCTGGGTACAGATAAATAAATAATTCATCTACAAGTTGAGCATGTTTCTTAACTAAAGCTTTATTCTTAGGCAAACGCTCTACAAAAATTGCTTCACCATATTCTGTAAGTACAGAATCAAAGTTCCAAACTTCACTTGCAATATCTCTATCTTTTGCAATTTCTTCGTGAGCTTTCTTCTTGAATAAAGCTCTCATCTCATCATCTTTAACTCTTAAATCTAAGTTCTTCAAATAGCTTACATAAGACTTAGCTAATTTATTCATTAAGCTATTTACTGCCGCAACTTGCTCACCTTTAGTTGTACCAAAATCAACATCTTTAAAATCTGCAAAACGAAGAGATGCGATACCCTTAGTTAGAGATTGTACAGAAGCACCATATTTTTCAATTTTATTATGAAGCAAGTCACTTACAACCATATAACTTTTCTCAGCATCTAGAATACACTCGTCATGAAGTTGGTTAATAACCCTCTCAATCATTGAAAAATGAGGTTCTTCAACTCTAAATGTTTGATAAACGACCCCTTTATTGTCTTTAACTAAATATGCAACACCACCAAACTTAGTACCATCAAAGAACTGAACTGGATCAAGTAAAAAACCAAATTCTTCAAACATGTTCTCTTCCAAAATCTCATCTGAAATAGAAATACCGTTGTATAAGTCCTCTGCTTGTTTACTTGGTCTTTCAACAACTGCATGACTTAAAATACCATTACTATCTCGATCTGTTGGAATAAGGTCTTTTCCTTCAAGTTCGGATTTACCTGGGCTTTCTTCAATCTTAACTGTAAAGCCACCTGCTTTTACTTGATTTGGTGCAAGTTCTTCTTTTACACCTTCAGTTAAGTTAGTTACTTTAAGAGACTCCTCAGTTTGTTGAATGTTAGCTACTTCTTCTCTTATGTGTGGGAACTTGGTATCAAAGTAATTTAATACCTCTTCAGTATGGTTAATCAACCATAAGTATTCAAACTTATTACCATAATCAGCCAAACTCTCAGTAAAGCTCACTCTAGGAAGTACCGTTACGCAGTAAATCTCAAAAGCACGTGCAAAGACCTCAGTTGGAGTTAAGAAGTAATTTAACATAGCTCCTTTATAGACTCCACCGTCCGACAAATTACGTTGATACCCTTTGAGGAGTGGGCGGAACTCATCAGACATAGACAAGTTTTGGTCTTTATTGTAAGTAAAATCAATGTGATGACCATACTCGTGGAGCATAGAGTTTACGTTACGGACACTAATCGTAATACAGTCAAAAGCTGGGAAATACACACCATGAGCTTTCCGATGCTCAATTTTACGAAAACGTAACTCTGGTTTATGTTCCGAATGTGGCAAAGCTTTGTGAATTAACCCCCACTGCGCTTCAATATCAGGTAGCTTCTCTAAATCAAACTGCTCATCGAACTCTACAAAACCAAATCCGTAGTCTAAGAACTTAGTTGAATCCATAGCAGCTTGAATTTTAGTTGGAATGTTGCGCTTAGTTTCAAACGATCTAGCATATTCTGAATTTTGAACTCTGTCATACTCCTCCATAAGAGTAATGTTAAAGTCATCTAAGTACAACTCATACAAATACTCTGCCATAACTTTTAACATAGTTTTATTTTTAGCTGGGGAACCCATTAAATAATTACCTAAACTACGCATAAAGGCTTTGTAAATCAAATTAAGTGAGTTTTGATGTACAATCTCTTTAAACTCTTTACTTTGACTGTCTTGCGGTAAGTTTGGATACCGATCTGTGTAACGAGCTTTATTCTTAGAAGCATCATAACCTGCTTTAAATTGTTGTGAGTTAAAATCCACCCAACTTTTCAATTTAGTAGCTACAACATCTTTTGTAATCAAGTCTAAGAAGTCCAAAACTGAGGAAAGTTGTGGAGCATAGTAAATACTAAACTTGTAGTTAAAGAAGTGATTGAAACCAGTTGAACGAGTGATATAAAGCTTTTGAATAAGTGTTTTATAGTGGGAAGAACGAGTCTTTGGTTCTGCAACATTGCTAATAAAGAAAATATGCTCATAATCTTCTTTTTCTTTATTGAACCAACCATATACATAAGTATAGAAAATGCCGTTTTCACAGTCAGCGTAACCATTTATGACAAACCTCTTCATCTGACCAATATAAGACTCACGCTCTTCTTCACTCCAAACGGTCTCATCTGAGTTTAACTCCATAGTAGGAACTTCATTCGGAGAGTAACGATACACTACCCCAATTTGACGAAGTTCTAAGTCAGGTTGTTTCCCACCTGTTTCAGTGCTAAAAAAGTCTAGGTTAGTTTTATCAAAATAAGAAACCAACTTCTGCATGACCTCATCTACTACAAAAGCCCTATCTGTATTTGTTTTATTTAAAGCGTTAAATAAAAACTTAATAAAACGCTCACCGTTGGTTGGGTTGTAAGTGATGGATACCCCAATACCATTTGCGAAACGCTCTCGCAGTAAATTTTTATGTAATTTCATGGCTAATTGAAACCTTTCGATTTAATCTACTAACTATCAGAAAAGGTATGTGGAAAAATCCAGCATACCTACCTAATCATCAAAATTTATTTTGAACTTACATCTAATGCAGTTCGTAATGCTAAGTCATTCTTAATGTCTTGTCCGGGGAATTTATGACCTAGACTTTCTTGAGCTTTCTTAGCACGTTCTTTACGAGAATAACCTTTCTTCTCCCCTGCTTTAATGGCAATATAAGCAAGAGACCAAGCATTTAAAATCCGTCTACGGAACTCTTCATCCATAGTGTCTAAATGCTCTTTATCGGTTGTAAGAGTTCCCATTTTCTCCATAGTGTGCAACAAGTGATGGCAACCGATACACAAGGTAATCAAGTTCTTTTCATCATCTGTTCCACCTGCATGAACTGGTACTTTATGGTGAACAACCAACTGAGATAAGAAAGCTCCTTGGTTTTCAACTTTATCCTTAGAACAACATTGACAAACCATTTTATCTCTGGCCTTAATCTTGTTCTTAACCTCTGGTGTTAAATCATCATCACCGTCACCTTTACGGTCTTGCACAATACCCTTATCTACTGCATCTGCTTGTTCTAAGGCACTTTCTAAAGTCAAGTTATCCATAGAGTTATCTGCCAGTTCAAGAAGTTCATCTACCTCTTGGGCGCTCAGTTTGTTGTTACCTGAGTTTTCACCCTCTTCTGAACCACCCTCAGAACTTGAGCTACCTTCTTCATTAGAAACAACTGCTTCTTTACCAAGTTCGGTCGAAGAGAGGATACCCTTGTGGTCTTCTTCCTCAAGTACATCACGCTCTTTCCGTTGTTTTACCAACTCTT